CCTGGAAATACACAATCGCCTTGGTCAGGATTTGTTAATAATGTTAATGTCGAATCTGAATTAAGAAATCAGATATTTGCTCTTCAAAAATGTAGTAAAGCGGTTTATGTTCCAGATAGTTCAAGTGATCTTTATCAATATAATACGCCATCAAAATATGTAGAACAACCTTTTAATAATTTATTCAAAAAAGAGACATTTGCTGGTTTTAATCCAAACCCGTATAATATGGGTAAAATGAAGTTTAATAATAGCACTCGGCATCAGAATCGAGAACTTAACTCAACAAAAAAGAATTGTAGTTAAATAACTATAATTATAAGTATAAGTATAAGTATAGATTCATATAATTCAAATCATAATGTATTATATGAATCTTATAATAGATGATAAAATTGTCGAAACTAATAATATAAATGACATAAATGATAATGATGTTAACGATTCCAATTATTCCAATTATTCCAATTTAAGCAAAGTATCAGAAATCACATTAGAATATCTTATGAATAAAAAAGATTATAAAAAATATCAGACAATTAAAAGCGCGAGTTATACTCAAAATATCGACAAAGAAAGAACATTTTATCAAAAACGAATAAATGATATGACAAGATACTTTATGAATCGTTCATTTTTAGATGAAGAAAGATATTATCCAGATTATTTGGTTAGTTCATTTAATAATTATTTGGAAACAGTAATTGAATATTTTAAAACAATAGATAAAACTGATATTATTCAAGAAGATTATATTGGTTTACAATCTCTCGATTTTTCGACAAAAATACATTTGGATCTGGATGAAGATAATAAGATAATTACCAACAATGATAATGATAATGATAATGATAATGATAATGATAATGATAATGATAATGATAATGATAAGGATACAACCATTACAGATATTGATATAATACAAACTAAATCATTATTTATGAAACAAACATTTGCACCTACATTATTAGATAATTTTATCAAAGTAAATAAAAATCAAGATCAAAATCAAGATCAAGCCAATATATTACCACCAACAAAACAATATCCTCTTCAAAGAGATATACAATTAGATGATCCAAAATTAAAAATAAAGGGCATTTCTTATCATAAAAATAATAATATCACTAATAAATATGAACAAAAAAATGACTCGCAAACAACAACGAAAGAGTCGAAATCATCGTCGTAATAATAGTCGCCGTGTAATATGGTTAGGTGGTTCGGTTTCAAAAAAAGATAATAATATTATTAAATCAAAAAACCATCATTCTGAAACAAAAAACGACAAATTAATAAAACTAAAATGTAGTCCTACTGCGTTAAAAAAACACAAAAAGAAGTATACTTGTTTATCAGATGATATTTTAAAACAACTGAAAAAAATGTGGAATAAACGACATCCAGATGCGCCAATTCATACGAATAATCCAGAAGAAATATGGCAGTCATTGAATAAATATATGAGTCACGTATGTAATAAAGAATCTTGTTGGTTAAAACAGGAGTTCTCAAAAGCCCAATTGGGTCATTTAATTAAAGAAGAATACGCACCTGAATCACCAGATGAATGGAAGAAAAATCCGAATGAATGGTTAAGTAGTGTAGATATTATGAATGTGATGAAACAATATGAAGATGCGTATAAGTGTTTTAATTTTATGGGACCATCACCAATAGATTATGATACTAGAAAAGTGAATAAAGAATGTGTTTGGAATGAACTCTGCCATTTGAGTATAAAAGGAGAAATACGACGAGGAATAACAAAAATCGGTATAATATTCAATTTAGATCCTCATTATAAGTTTGGCAGCCATTGGGTTTCTCTTTTTATAAATATAAATAAAGGATTGATTTACTTCTTTGATAGCGCTGGAAATAAAATACCTAAACAAATAATGAAATTATCTGATAATATTATTGAACAAGGCAAGCAATTACATCCGCCAATAGATTTTACTTTTGATGAAAATCATCCGAAAGAACATCAATTTGGTGATACAGAATGTGGAGTATATAGTTTATTTTTTATTATTCATATGTTAGAAGATAAAATCGACGGTAAATATCTTAAAAAAAACTCGTTAAAAGACAAATATATGGAAAGGTTTCGGAAAATATATTTTAATTCCGAATTATAATATTTTACACCTTTTTACATTTCAAATTGTTGCTCTCCTATATTATATATAAATTGTATTTAAAAATTGTGAATACTATAATTATATATATTATGATTTTTATTAAAAAACTATTTAACCAAATTATAACAAAATATAAAATATTTGATAACAAAAAAATATTAGGTCGGTGGAATATAGATTATTGTGACAAAAAAATTAATAACAAAATAGATTTATCTAATGAAGACCATTGTGGACCGTGTGGTCAATATATATTAGATAAAACAAAATCTAACACGAATAATAATACATCATCAATACCATCATCAAACAAAATCTTGAATAATAATCATACATCAAATATAAACAATAATAAATACGAAAATATTATTTAATAAAAATAAAATTATGAGTTGATTAATTTAATTGATAATAATGTGTTATTATTCGAGAACAAATATTTAGTAAATTATAATATAAAATGAAAAATATTTATATTATATGAATTTTTTAAATGAAGACAATAAACATTTATTATTGGGGGTTATACGTAATAATCATCCAATAACAAATGAATATCATGAAGAACAATTAAAATACTTTTTTTCTTCACAATCTCTCGATTTTGATCGAACAAAAGTATTATCTAAATCGGAATTATTAAATGTAAATAAAATGTATATTGCATATATTGTAAACGCACTTAAAAAAAACAATAATGTTGATTTGCGCCATAAACAACAACAACAACAACCTCAATCGGTTACATTTATTAATAATACAAATAATACAAATAATACAAATGATACAATTTTAAAACCTTCAATGGAAGGAATTACTGCAGAAGAATTACAAAACAAAAAGAGAGAGCAATTCAATAACGAATTGACAAAAAAACAACAAGAGTATTCTCAATTAATACAAACACCAGTTCCACCTACCATCAATTTCAATGAAGATAAGGATACACCAATTAGTAAAATGGAAGAACTCATCAATCAAACTATTGCACAAAGAGCACTCGATGTAGCTGAGTTTAAACAGATACATTTACCACCAAAAACACAAGAGAACCAACAAAATATGTCTTCATCATTTTTGCCTTTATTATCATCATCATCTTCTTCTGTTAATAATACATTTTCTGCAACAAAATTGATAACTATAAATAAAGATGTTATTGATATAAGTTCAGAATCTTTGAAACCAATTATATTAGAATCAAATAAAAATATATCATTCGATCACGATATATTAGATAATCGTTTGAATATATTAGAAGATAAAATCGATACAATCATTCAATTACTTAGAACACTTAAATAACTTATATTAGATTTTATATAAATTATTAATTATTAATTATTAATTATTAATTATAAATTGAGTTTGAAGTTAATATATATATCATAGTAATATATATTAACAAGAATGAAATCGTTTTTCAAGATAATTCTCGTTACAATGTTATTATTTCCAATGGAAATGGTTCATTCGCAACGTATAAATATACCTAAAAATCCAAAAACTAAAAGCATCACATCAACTACAAAAACCAAAACCACAAATACAAATACAAATACAAATACAGAATCGAGAAAAAAATATGATGAAAATATCATTACAACTATCAAAGCTTCTTCATCTGATAATATTACACATATCGCAATATATTCTGGTATGATGAAAATGATGTATAATAATATGATCAATACAAATGAAATCTTATTGGCTTTACAAGATACAATATACACAGAAATGGATTGTAATTGTCATTCTATCCCAGAAAACGATTTATTCACTATCATTTTATTCAATGCATTAATATTAAATTACCAACAACATAAAATAAAAGAAGTAAATGTTATCAAAGAGTTTTATAATGACGCCAATTATGAAGATAATTATGAACTCAAACGCAATTCCAATTCCAATTCCAATTCCAATTCCAATTCCAATTCTGAATCCAACCCCAATTTCAATTCTGAATCCAAAATCAAAATTAAATCTAATATAATACATATTTCCGATTATTTCAATACAAAACGTATATCATCCAAAATATTCTTTATATTATATACAATCGTTTGTCGAAATATTCATAATGCGGAATAAGAATAATTAATATATAATATATTTATTCTGTTACTTCATAACTTGAACCATTCGCCATTAAAACCTTGTCACCCTCCCGCAATTTAATAGTTTTATCCGAATATCGAATAATCACATATTTTTTCTTTAAATAATATTGTTTATCTTTTTCTCTCATTCTAGTAATAAGATCTTCATCATATACTTCATACACAATTCCAACACCCTTATGAAATGTATTATTTTGACCAGATATACCTATCTTCTTCGCAATAACCTTTTCTCCATTTAACATAAACTCTTCCAAATCTGTTAATATTAATTGTTGTTTATTCAATTTTGCAACTTCATCCTTGCTCTCTTCTGATATAGCGGGTTTGTATGAAAAGGCTTTTGTAGATGGACGACCATCTTTTCCAAATTGAATACAGTTCAGCTTATCCTTTGAACCATCTTGATACAAATGACAATCAATCGATGCTTCTTTCATCGCAGTAATAAATTGATTACTCACTTCCTTCTTGATATTTGAAATCTCAAATAAAGCCTCATCACTTGTAATCGGCAAATAATCGACACCAATAACCTTACCATCCGCATCTAACATTGTCTTCTTCTTTTTACTCAAATCTTTAATCTTCAATTCAATTGTCGTATCCCTATCCAATTGTTCTCTCGTAAAATCCATTAAATAGATAAATGCTTCGACAGTCTGTTTTTCTGGCGGCAGATTTTTGTGACTACATATACGACGCGCTCTTCCAACAACTTGTTCTATACGCGCTGGATTCCAATAAGGCTCCATTATATGAACATATCTCGTATTTCTCAAATTAATACCTTCTGATCCTGAAGCAGTAATCATTAATACTTTGATTATATGCCCTTCATCATTATTATTCGCGATTCGTTTTAATCTCTCTGAAATCGTCTTGGGGATTCTATCCCATTCACCATTATATATTAATCGTATCATCTCCTTTTCTTCAGACGATTCTGTTCCGGTATATAAAGCATATAATGGTTTACCTCTATTTTCTTCATTGATTACAACAGTCCATACACCATCTTGTTGTTTTAATTTAAATTGTCCATATCCATTTGCATCCAATACCATTGATAAAATCTGAATACCTTCCATACTTCGAAACTGACTGTAAACTAAATGAAGCCCATCATTGTCATTTATCATTTCGAGAATCCGCAAAAACTTGGGACTATATTTTCGGAGAGAATCTGGTGAGAGATATAATTGAGCATTTCTCTTCAATTCTTTTAGAGCACGTCCTATTCGTGTTTTATATGTCGAATCTCCTACTTCATCAATAATATCATCATCATTATCGCCTTCAACTGTCAAATCAGAATTGTCTCTTTCTCTATCTTTTGATAATGTATCACGTAATTCTTCCAAGGCTTGTTCTATTTCACCTTGTTCTTGATCGCCCTTTTCTTCACCTTTTTCACCTTTTTGTGTCTTTAATTCTTGTCGCGGTAATGGACGCTCCAACGTTTCAGGCATTACAAAATTACAAAATAATCTGGAAAATATACGATATGTCGAAGTTGTATCATCTGAATATAATCCTCCATCAGCTGCCTTCATTTTCTTCTTAGCATTATTCTTTTCTTGCTTTCTCTCTTGTGCTCTTGCAGATTCATATATCGAGAACTGATAATCACTCATTGGAATGCGTATCGGATGAAAATCTAATGTCGGATCATATTTCGGTAAAAGTTTCTCTTGTTCACTTTTAAAATAAGATGTTAAACCTAATATGCGTTTTTGAAACAATTCTAGATTTTTCACTTCCAAATTATTTATATCATCCGATTTAATAAAGAGATTGACAAAATCATCCAAATTATCGGGTAATGCTTTGTATGGTATTTTCGTCACTTTATTCACTTGAATATCATTTTCTTCTAATATTTGTCGAATACTTCTCTCATCACTTTCATCTACTCGTCTATAATTGATTCCTGTTGCGGTTTGTTCTTTCATCTTTGATACACCTTTATAAGCAGCGGATTCATCTATCTTACTTGTAAACCCAAATGGATTCCGAGTAATAATCAGCTTCTTTGTTGAACTATTATAATCGACATAATCAGCAACACCTCTATTTTGTATCAAAATACTCTTTAATTTTTCCTTAGATACGGCGCGAGAACTATCCAATGTAAACTCCCAAGTCATTATATATCCACGCAGAATATTGAATAATATGGCAATTTCGTTTGGATAATTGATAATAGGCGTCCCTGTCAACAGCACAATCTTCGCGTTCTTCGCTTTTAACATCATTTCATATAATATTAATGATAAATGTATTGGCAATCGTTTCTCTCCGGTTCGAGGATCAGTCGCCTCATCTTTCCCGCGTTTTTTCGACAATTTATTTACAATACGACTAATCAAATTGTGCGCCTCATCTACAATTATTACTGAATCATCAAAAATATTATTCGTAAAACCATCTGTCATCTGTTGTAGTCTGTGTTTACTCAGACCATTATAATGGATAAATTGATACTTCATGTCGATCATCATATCAATCTGTTTATTTAAACTCGCCATTTCACTCTGACTATGTTTATTTATTTTATTCTGTATTTTTTCCTCAGTTTCTCCTGCGTATTTCTCGCGCATTGTTTTTGTTATTTTTTCGTCATTACATTTTCTGCCTTTTTTACTATTGACTAACCACGCGCCTTTATTCTTAATAATATATTCTGTCGACAAATTGAGAATTGCAGATAAAGTATTGATTGTCTTTACATCTTTTTCTTTGTCTACTGGTATCCATTCCCAACATTGATTTATTCTGTATAATGGATCTCCTGCTTTTTTCAATTCCGCACGATAATTGTCTTCTAATGATGCGGGTGACATAACATATACCTTCTTCTCATTTTTCATCCCTTCCGCAACAGCAATCGACGTCGCGGTTTTACCAGCTCCAAGTGAATGATATATAAGGAGACCACGATATGGCGTATATGCATTTAAATAATCACGAATAAGACGTTGATGATTTAATAGTGAAAATGTCTTCTCATCATTTTGTAAACTTTCACACGTAATATCATCATCTATATCTCCGTGCTGTTTCTTATATGCAGCAAAATGTTTATTGAAGAAGTTGACAAAATATTCTCGATTATTCATATAATATGAAGGTAGACGCATAATAGGTAATTCATTTGATTTTGGCAGTCGTTCCAATACTTTATCATACTTCTTTCCTTTGATTTCCCAATCTTTATCGACAACATATTCAACTGTTTGTAGTATATTTTTAGCCTTCTTTGTTTTCTTTGTATTTTTTACAACAACACCTTCTTCTAATCCTTGTTCTAATCTTTGTTCTAATCCTAATTCGATTTCTTCATCTTCTGGTTCAATAACTGTTTTCTTTCTTTCTATTTGTTGTTCAAGTGGTTTAGATTTGATATGTTGTTCTAAAAGTGCATCTTTCTCGATAGGAACGAGTTCCAAATTATTCATAATAAGTTTTCCCTTAAATTGTTCCATTGGAAACTCTTCATAATCTTTATCTTGTTCTTCATCATCTTCTTCTTTTCCACGATATCTAACACGAAACTCTTTAACAATTTGAAAATCAGTTTCATCTATTGTGGGTTTTACTCGAAATGAATCAATAAGTGCAATCATTACTTATAAGTATTCGATATTTTAATAATATTAAAATATAATTTAATAAATATATTTATTATGACAACACCTCTTACTCAACCAAGTGCAACAACTGGTTTTTATACAACGATTAATGACACTACATATGATTTAGGTGAGATTTTTATATCACCAACTTCATCAATGTTACCATACACTACAAATTATGTTGATGTAAGTGGTAATGATTTGGGAAATGTATTTCTTCAATATGCACACCCTCTAACAACAGCGCCATTTACAAGTGGTTATTCGACAAACCTTAATGGAACAACATATGATTTTTCTCAACTATATGAATATTATCCTATTGTTAATATTAGTGGTAGTACATCACCTACAATATTATTAGGATTTGATTCAAATGGTAATCCTCAATATCAAATACAAGTTTCAGATGATTGTTCATTTAATTTGTTAATAAATAATATAACAATTTATGGTTATGTAGTTGGAGGTGGAGGTGGTGGCGGCGGAGGTGTAGATGGTGGATCCAGTGGTGAATATGGTTTAGCAGGTGGAGGTGGTGGAGGTGGTGGAACAGGTTATTTTGAAATCAATAATGTAAAGGATTCTAAGGTTCATCAATTTACAATCGGTCCAGGAGGTTCAGGAGGTAGTTCAACTAATGTTTATGCTTCTGGTGGTAATACTTCTAAATATAAGTATAATGGTACTAATTATGCTACTGGTGATTATGGTAGTGGTGCATATGGTATTGTAGGTGGTACTGGTGGTAATTCTTATTCGGATATTAGTGGAAATGTTAAAGATGGAAGCGGAGGGGAACAATCAACCGATGGATTTCAAGGAGGTGGTGGAGGTGGTAATGAAAATATTAATATTCAAGTTTCAGAATTTGAGATTTATGCATGTGGTGGTGGTGGTGGTGGTGGTGCTGGCGTGGATAGTTTTACTACATCTTACACTGCGCCTACTGATTCAGGATATGGTGCAGTCGGTCAATTTCTTACCAGTGGAAATTATAATGGTGGTGCTGGTGGTAGTTATGGTGATAATGGTACTTCTGGTAGTTATGGAGGAGGCGGTGGTGGTGGTGGTGGTGGTACTGGTGCTACTAGTAGTGGTGGTAGTGGTGGTACTGGTGGTAGTGGTGGTGACGGTGGTAATGGTTTCGGATATCTATATTTTAATTTATTATGGAGTTAAATATTCAATTTCGATAAAATATCATAACACGCCAATTGTTCTGCTTTACGTTTGATTTTATGTTGTGCCGATCCAAGAAATATAAATATTTTACCATTTGTCGAAATATACTGATGAATATCTTGAAATGTATTCAAATTATTAGTTCCATTATCGCTAGAAATCATATTAATATTAATATGAATAGCTTCATTTAGATTACAAGTATGAATATTTTGTCCTACACATAAATAGACACCCATTTTATATCCATAGTCCATATCGTGTTCTAATTCGATATAATGCGGAGTCACTTTGAAATCTTTTTGTATCTTTATTTGAAGAATATTTTTATAATTATCATCATTTTGTATAAGTGCAACCCAATCAATATGTTTCTCGAAAATAGCTTCAATAAAAGTCTGTGCCATTTGGAATCCAGGACCACAATGAAATACAGAAGAAAACCAATTGTGTTCATCAGCGATATCAATTTTATTGACATCTAAGAAAAGTGCTCCGATAAATGCTTCAAACAAGCAACCTAATTTCTTTAAGTTATTTCGTATATTTTTTTCTTCGGCGTGTCGTGAAAGAATGATCCATTGTTGTAATCCCATTTCTTGCGCGATTTTGCCGATGGCTTCATTCTTAACGATTGCGATTTTTTTTTCTGTCATAAAACCTTCATTTGCTTTTGGGAATCGGCGATATAGATAATATTTTGTCACTAGTTCAAGGACGCCATCACCTAGAAACTCTAATCGTTCATTAGATTTGGAATGAAGAGGTAGACAGTCTTTAGGACAATCCACAATAATACTTGTGCTATTGTCAAATGATTCGAGAACATTTTTCTTTGTATAAGAACTGTGTATGAATGCCCTTTTGTATAGTTGAATATTGAAAATCTGGTAATTCACGCCATATTTTGTCAGAATAGATTGAACGTTGTTCAATGTAATCTCAACATTTAGGGGATTATATGGATTAACTTGTTCTTGTGATTGTGCCAACATTTGTCATATATATTTGTTAAAATATTTAAATTGTTTATCAAAATGAATTATCAAAATGAATATTTTATCAGTATCAGAAAAATATTTTATTATGAGTATATATAATGGCGTTAATTGTCTCATCATATAGCGGAACTCGCAATCTCGATAGTATTACGAATAGAACTG